AGCGTTTGGTGTACCTGTAACACTGGGTGCGAAACCAGGGATGTCACCGGGTAATGCTCCGTTGCTTACTGCAACAATTACACCCGCATCAAAATCTCCAGTTGCCCCTGGTTTCCAATTTGAAAGCGTAGCATTCGTGGAAACCTCTAACGAGAACAAGTTAATTACATCGTGCTCGCTATAGTCTCTATATGGTTCTAATCTAGTAGCCATTTTTTTATTTTCCTAAATATTAATAAGTGACCTTAACAGAATTCTTGAACGCTTCAGCGAATCGATTCCTCAAGGAATCTTCTGATTCAGAGCTTGCCCCATTGTTATTAGGAATGCGCTCTTCATTTGCTTCTGCCCGTTCGAGTGACTGTTCTACCACTTCAGAATCTTGTTCTGAATCTTGATCGGAAGCTTTAGAAGCAAGTCGTTTTTCAACTTCTTCTTGAATTTTTGCTTCCATTTCATCAGCAAGCTTTTGAATATATTCATTGCTTTTTGATTTGAATACTACAGAAAGTTTTTCTTGATAAGATGCAAATGATTCTTCGCTTTCATCAAGTTGCTCAACTTCAGCTGCAACGATTTTTAAATCTTCTGCATCCAAGGTATAAGCTTCCTCAATAAGATTCATGCGAGCATCAAATCGTGCTTGTGATTCACGAGAAACTTTTTCTTCCTCGAGTGAACCAAGTTTTTCTTCTGCTTGATTCAACTTCTCTTGAAGTTCTGAGATTGTATTTGCTAGCTCTTCTTTTTGAGTTTGCGCTTCGGCTTGCTCAGCTTTCGCCTTTTCAATCTGCTCAACATAGTGTTCGCTTTTTTCACGAATTGCATCGTGAAAAACCTTGGTAATGTTAGCGATAGCTTCATCCGAAAAGTCTTTTGCAGCCGCCTTTTCAGTAAGGAGCTGTTCAATATCTTTTATTAGTTCTTGCTTTTCCATAGTTTTTGAAAAAAAGTTTTGTTCCTCTTGTATTACAGCATCATTATTTAAATGAGAACTTTTTTCTTGATGTTTATTTTCTTGCTGATCAACAGCTTGGCTTTCATCTTCTTTTTCTTGTTTCATGATTACGCCTTTTACATCTGCTGCAGGATTGGTAGTAAAACCAATTCCCAACGGAAAAATTTCTCCTTCGATCAATCGATTAATTTCTTGACCATCTTCTGTGACGCCTTTACCTCCAAAGGATTTTAAATTGTTGCTAAGTTTTTCTACTTGTTCTGGATCTCTAATTATTTGTCTATTTTCAAATTCTCCTGATCCAACAACTACGGCATATTCATTGAATCCAATTTCCCAACTAGCAGATATACTTTGATAATCTTCACTTTCTTCGTTGACACTTTCTACAATTGATTCAGCAAACTCTGGCTGCACTGTTTTATATACTACTGCGCCCAAACAAATATTGAACGGCTCAGAAGATTTTGGGTCAGGATCAATGAATCCACCTTGACCTTTATACTCAGAAAATCCGGCAGACACAATATGTCCAACAACATTATCTTTATGATGTTCTATATTACAAGGCTTGTGAATAAAAAGATCTTTTATATCCATTGCGGAAGCGGTATTTATACCATCTCCATTTTTATTAAATTTATTTACCACTGCGGCATTGAAAGCTACTGCGGTGATGTCAATGTTTCTTTCCAAATCTACATCTTCCGGAATTAAATCTCTGAGCGATTCCAAAGAAGCTTTTGAAACATGCAAACCATCCTCTAAAGAAGCTGCGGATACTTCAAAATTAAATTTTGTAGAATATTTATACTTTTTCACTTTCAAGTGTTACACTTTTTTTCGTAAAACGCACCTACTTAATAAACATCGGCTCGAATGTATAATTATTTTCGATAGACACATTAGACATATCATTGTATATTCTAATCATCCAATTACCAAGCACAAGAGAAGAATAACTATCTTTTCTTGCCTTGTCCGGCCCGGTCTGGCGTCTTAGATTATCTGGAAGATCGAATGTTTGAGTTCCTTGTGGAGAAGTTTTAATTTGTATCAGTGCGCACTCTGCTTTTGTTAATTCTATCATATCGTATTGATGTTCCACAAAATCAATCATTTTAGCTCGATCACCTTGACGTTCTTCTGCATCTGCAGATGTTAGAAATTTTAATTTAGATATTGGTATTTTTTTTCTTGTTTGTTCTTTGTATGCATCATCTGTAGCCCGGCAAGCGAACCATATTCTTTTGTGATCAAAATTAGCTTGCAACAATTCATTGGCAACTCGAATCCAAGAAGAGGAAGGTTTTCTAAGAAAACAAATATTACTAGTTTCTAAATCATATTGTCTTTTTAAATCAAGCAAGTCTTTATTATATTCTTCCGGCTTATCAAAACCTGAAGACATCACTCCTATCTTTTTATTTTGTTTTTTAAATATGGAACTCTCATTTACAGCGTTTATAAATTGCACTCCTCCATTATAGTCGCCAACTATAAAAACTATATTAAAATTTTTCAATACATAATCAAAATATTCTATGTGTTGTTTTAAGTTTGTGCCGCTCATAGCATACCCATGAACCATAGTACCCATACCTGTCCCTGGATTTAATTTAAATATTGTCATTGCAAAATCATCTGAACTTTCAGATTCTGCCCAACTGGGGTCAAATGCAAGAATGTATTTTGCCCCGGGTTCACCTTTTACTTCTACGCTAGGAGATTGCCCCTCGGGCACTGTACAGGCAGCCATTCGGGATGTTTTAAAGTATCCACTACTATCATCTGTGAAAATTGCTCCAAACTCTCGTTCGAACTGGCTATGGCTCATTGTAGCTTTTGCCTGGTCAATCAAGTTTTGATCGTATAATTGCCGGGGCGCGCAATAATAACTAAATTGCATAATTGTTCGATGAGCATTGTTTCTAGCTTCCGGGTTTTCTATCAAATCCTCGAACTGACAATATAGTTTGTACATATATTCGAATTTATAACTCGCAGAAGACAGCATAATCAATTTATTGTTTGGCCATTGATGTCGATCTTCTTCTTTCATCTTACCCTCTCGAATTAATTTAGTTTCCATATCATGTAGCTCCTGTCTTTGAGTTGGATTCTCAACTACCGACAAGAAGGGAACAATAACCTCATTGTATATTCTTTCGGGCATCAATAAAAACTCGTCGATAATAATTCTGTGAAATCGAAAACCACGAAGCTTTTCACCGTCTCCAAGTGGCAACGCTCGTATTCTTGAAGCTCCGATTTCCATTAACCATTCATCATTACTTTTTGATTTCTTTGTTATACATTGAGCAAGAAAAGCGGCTTCTGGCTTTGCAGCAATATCTTCTATTTTTTTGAATATCATTTTTGCCTGCCTAAAAGACTTAGACAAGATACCTATCTCAACACCCTGATTTAATATAGCATCAAGAAAAGCATATATACCGGTAGTAAAAGACTTACTCATACCCCGACTCCAAACGCCCATAAAATAATCGCTCTCGAACATCGCCTTAATCGCCATATGCTGGAATGGAAAAAGTTTTATCCCAGAGATTAGCTCTGTAGTGAATGTCGTGTTTTCTCTTAGAAATTTATAAAGCAGTATTTTAGCTTCTCTTTCCTCAACAAAACCTTTCTTTTCTAACAAAAGGTCATTGATATTATTTTCTACTACTCTTGATTGATTTCCTTTATGCCAGCTCATGATCTATATAATATTGTATATCTACTCCCCATATAACCCTACCAAAAAAAAGAATTTTTGGAACTAAATCTTGTAAGCCTTCTCTAGTATCTACAAAAATAAACTGACAGCAATCTGCGAATTCGTGCATTATTTCTCTCATATTATGATATATAAATTTTAAATTTGTTTTATGAGGACCAAATTTATTGTTTTTTGCAGCTTGCATATACGACTCCAATTTTTCTAGAGTAGACTCAACAGCGACAAATAGATAAGAGTCCGTTTTTCTTACTCTTTCTACCTCCCTCTTGAATCTGTCTAAATTAGCCAAGCTTAAAGTTCCAATAAAATCATTCATACTCTTTCTATCAATATATGTTCTATCATAAAATTGCCCCCGAGCAGTGTAGTCTCCGATGTTTAAAGCCATCTCAGAACAATCATCAAACTCCAACGGCTGTTGTTCTCTTGTGTCGATAAATATATGAAGCCCTCTTGTGTCGCAATTCATAAAATCTTTTGGTATTCTTTTATTAAATAGCGGTTCCACTCCAGCTTCCTTACAGGCAGCAGTATAAGAACCAAAGTGTTTAACATAATAATTGATCGCAGGCATTTGATGAATTGTAAGTTCCAAGTGAGACGGCCCACGAGATAGTTTTCTGTCTTTGATTCTTTTCTTTAAACAATCTAATATATAAGGCTTAACTTCAGCAGGTGCAGACTTTGCACACCAATCATTGAGCTGCTTGGAATTATTAAAATCCCTAGAAAAGTATTCATCTTTATTTCTAAATGGCATTGGCTCACTGGTTAATTTATTAAACCTTGGATAGTGCTTGGTATAATAATCTGCCATAGTCATATCGTGGGTTTTAAGATGGGAGTGCAGACCCTTCTCAGAATCAAACTCTTTACCGCATTCTCTACATACATTCTTTTTCATATAACTTACCAAGATGCGAAGGCGGCACTTTTTTAATTGTTTTCAAAAATACCCTAATAATGTAAAAAACAAAATTCACAAAAAAACTGGGAACAACAATGCTAAAAGCTTTAGAATTTTTAATTTCGGGCTTTATTGAATATAAACTTAACGTTTTAAATATACTACTACATTGAAAATTACATTCATCTATAGTAATTCTTCTACAAAAAGGTCTTTTGTAAAAATCATACATAGACCACATTCCACAACAAAAGAATGCATTAAAAAACTTTTTACTTTTTTGAATAAAATTACATTTGTAGAAACTAATAGAATTAGAACTAGCCCTGATTGTTATAGGGAACCTGCTTTTGTTGTCTATAAATTCGCAATCCTTGAATGCAATATTGCCAGACCTTAATATATTCAACACTCCTTTAGACCCTCCAATAAATTTGCAGCCCAAAAATTCCGAATCATACTCCATATTAAAACACGCGGCCCATTGAACCTGGCTTCCATCAAAGATGCATTTTGAATAAATATTTTTTATAGGAGGAGATGATGGAGCATTATAAAAGTCAAAAGAAGACTTAAGAATCCCAGGCGTTAGCACTCTACTAGCAGTTTCTAAATTATAATTTTGACCAACTATATGAACTTCATCCATCAAATAACATCTCTTTTATTAACTCCAAGAACTCTAGCTTTCCAATCTGGCATTTTTTCTAAAACTTCAGCTTCTTTTTCTATTGATTTTTTCTGCATTTCTGCCATCTTCACCATAATCAATCTTTCCTCTTCTTCTTGAAATA